TCATCGAGCACCTCGCCCAGCGCGCCGTGGGAACCGGCATTGTCCCCAAGGCCCGCACCTCCGACACCGCATGGAACCGCCAAGCCGAGCGCGCCTTCGAAGACCGCGCTTGCGGTGATGCGTGGGCTTTCGATGCCAGCGCCCAGGTGAATTTCTACGGTGCGCAATCTCTCATCCTCCGCCAAGTCGCCTGCGACGGCGATTTCTTCGCGCAATTTCTTTCCACCCAAGCAGGCGGCACCCGCGTCCGATTCATCGGCGCCGAGGCGGTCGGATCCACGGCCAACAGCAACGAGCGCGCTTTCGACGGCGTTCTTCTCGACCGCTTCAACGCCCCCGTCAGCTATCGCGTCATTACCGACCGGGCCTCTGGAAAATTTCAAGATGTCCCAGCCGCCGACATGCTGCACTTCCGGCACATCCGCCGGGCAGGATACCCCCGTGGAGTCTCGTGGCTGCATAACGCCATCACCAACTGCCACGACCTTGTCGAATATCTCGCCTACGAAAAAGGATCCGCCAAAGCAGGCGCCCAGATCGGATTTGTCGTCACCAGCAACGAAGCCCAAAAGATCGGCCTCGGCGCAGGCAAGATGATCACCGGCCCCAACGGCGAAGAGATCAGCACCGAAGCCCTCTACAACGGCACGCTCATCCCGCGCCTCAAGCCCGGCGAGTCCATCCAATCTTTCAAAAACGAACACCCCGCCGGAGCCTTCGAGCCATTCATCCGCACCATCATGGGCGAGATCGCCCGAGGCATGGGCCTCCCGCCCGAGGCACTCATGATCTTCGTCGGCAGCGCAGGCACCGAATTTCGCGGCCTCCTGGAAGTCGCCCAAAACTTCCTCGAGCGGCTCCAGCAAATGCTGATCGATCAATTCTGCCGACCGCTCTGGAAATTCTGGATCTACCAAGAAATCCAAGCCGGGCGTTTGCCCTACCCTGGAGATGATTGGTGGCGCTGTGAGTTCGTCGCCCCGCGAAAAATCACGGTCGATAATGGCAGAGATGGCAGGCTTTACGCCCAGCTTCTCGACTCCGGTTACATGAGCTGGGAGCGCTACTGCAACCTGCACGGCCTCGATGCCGAAGCCGAAGAGGACGACATCCTCAGCGCCTACATTCGCCGCAAAGAAAAATGCGAATCCCTCGGCCTCAACCTCGGCGATGTCTTCCCCGCCCAAGCCGAAGCTCTCACCCAACCAACCCAACCCACACCATGATCAAATTCTATGCATTGGAAAAATCCAACGACGGCACGGCAACGATTCACCTCTACGATGAAGTCGGTGCTTTCGGCGCAGGGTCAAAAGAGTTCCTCAGCGACCTCGGCAAGCTCGACGGCCAGCACATCCACCTTCGCATCAACTCGCCCGGTGGGTCCGTGGTTGAGGGAACGGCCATTTATAACGCCCTCCGCCGACACAAAGGCGGTCTGACCGTCCACATCGACGCGCTCGCAGCCAGCATGGCCTCGGTCATCGCCATGGCAGGCGCGCCCGTCTACATCGCCGACAACGCGCTCATGATGATCCACAACCCGTGGACCGTCAGTGCAGGCGACTCGGACCAGCTCCGCCGCGAAGCCGATCTCCTCGACAAACTCAAAGACTCCCTCCGCAACGCCTATGTGCGCAAGACCGGCATGGAAGCCGACCGCATCGCCCAAATGATGGACCAAGAAACATGGCTGGATGCCGTCGAAGCCGTCGCCCTCGGATTCGCCGATGCCATCGAGGAAGGCGTGGCTGCCGCAGCCACTGCGACCCCCGCCCAACTCCGTGCCCGATTTGACACCTTCGCCAAAGCAAAATCTATGCAGAGCCAAGCCGAAACCCAACCCGCCGCCGAGCCCGAGGTCGAAATCCTCGACACCGTCGTCAGCGAAAACGCCCCCGAAGTTGTCGAAGCCCCGGCCGCCGAGCCCGCCGTCGAGACCGTCCTCGAAGCCGAGCCTACCCCCGAGCCCGAAGTCATCGAGCCGATCGAAAGCCCCGTCGCCAAGATCGCCGCAGCAGACCAGATCCTCGCCAAATACAACGCCGCCCTCGCCGAGCGCGACGGCGCCCTTGCGGAAGCCCGCAGCTACAAGGCCCAACTCGACACCGAGCGCGAAGCCCTGCAACGCCTCGAGCGCAGCCTCGGCCTCTCCGCCGCCCGCGTCGTGCCAGTCATCGACAACGCCAGCCCCGAAGCCTCCGACCCCGTCGCCGAATACATCGCCGCCGTGGAAGCCGGAGACCGCAAAACCGCTTCGGCCCTCTTCGAGAAACACAAAGCCGCCATCTGGCAGCACCGCAATAAAATTTCCAAGGCCTGAGCCAAGGAGAAACCCAACACCAACCAACCACCACAATGCCCAACACAATCGACAGCTCCCTGGTTGCTGACTCCATCGCTCAGCAAACAAAAACCGTCCTCAGCAAGCGCCTCTCCGCGCTCAACCTCTTCGCCTCCGACTTCAGCTCGGAAGTTAAGAAGCCAAAGGACACCATCCATGTGCCAATCGCTTCCGCGACTGCGTCCACATCGGTGAACCCCACCACCTTCAACAGCATCGGCGGCACGACCCTCGGCAAAGCCAGCGTCGTCCTCGACCACATCTACCAGCCCTTCGGCCTCGCTTACAGCGACCTCCAAAGCGCGCACCGCTTGGAGCGCCTCATCCAGATCAATGTTGACGCCATCGCCGACAAAATCTGGACCTTGGCCACAACTCCCGTGACCGTCGCCAACTTCGGCGCAGCTGTTGTTGATGGCGCAGAAGGTTCGATCAACCCGACCTCCGGAGACCTCCCTGCTCTCTGGGCAGCGGTTCACAAGAGCATCCGCAAGGGGCTCGTCGTTTCGCCCGTCATCTACTCGAACCTCATCCCGACCAGCACCACCGCCCTCAACCTCGGTGATGGAGCTTACGGCTTCGAGAATGGCGTCCACTACGCAACCGCATTCGGCGGAGAAGCAGGCCTCAAAGGCTTTGCATGCTCGCCCGAGGCGCTCGTCATGGCCGCAGGCGTCCCCGCCCTCGCGGATAACGACTACCTCGTCAGCGACAGCGTCACGCTCGATCAGATCGGCCTGACCGTCAGCTACAATGTCTACAGCGACAAGAGCACCCGCTCACTCATTGCATCGCTCGAAGTGATGTTCGGTGCGTCGAAAGGCCTCACCGACGGCACCATGGCGCTCATCGTCCCAGCGTAATTCCAAGCGCACCCCGCGCTCCTCGCCCGCACAAAGCCCTCGCCGGTCTCACTCCCGGCGGGGGCTTTTCTTTTGACACGCCGCAAGGTTCGTGTCGCCCACCGCTCGCAACGCCCTCGCTCTCCGCTCCGCGCAACTGCGCCAAACCGCGCACGGCACCACGGTCAAATTCCGCCAGGCTGAGATCCGCGTCTGCCTCGCTCCCGTCTCCATCGGCCTCGACCTGGAGACTGGCGGTCTCCGGCAAGGCGGTGAGTTTTCGATCCGCTTCCTCGCCGCCGACCTGCAATCGCCACCCCGCCGAGGCGAAGCCGTCACCTTCAGCGCCAAGACCTATTTCCTCTCGCAGATCAGCGAGACCCACGCCCCCGGCGAATACCTCGCAACGATGTCCCCAGGAGGTGCCGCGTGAACATACCGGTCGAAACCTCCCTCGCCGCGTGGCTCCGCAGCCAGCCCGCCTTTGACGGCATCCCGGTCCACACCGGCCAATCCGCCGACACCATCCCGCAGGACCAGAGCGTCCTCCTCGCCGGGTGCGAATCCACCGAAGCCGTCGCCCGTGGATTCTACAAAGCGACCGCGAGCATCGTGCTGGTCACTCCCTCCGTCATCGAAGGATCCCTCGAAGCCCACGCCGCGCTCGCCGATTCCCTCCGCGCCTCCCTGCTTTCCGCCGCCGATCTCGCCGACGCCTTCGAGCCCGACCTGACCCTCGCCGGAGCCGACCTCCGCTCGGTCGATGACACGCAATCCGATGGCCGGTGGGTCACCACCGCCGCGCTGACCCTCGCCTTCACGACCTCCGGCATTTGACACGCGACCCCCTTCCGAAACCCGCAACCAAACCAACCCAACTACCACCATGGCCGCAACTCTCTATCGCTCATCCGCAGTATCCACAGCCGAATATGGCACGCCAAGCGTGTCAGGCATCATATGCACCAGCTTCAGTGTCAACGAAACCGCATCGCTCTCAGAGGTCAAGGATGATCAGGGAGGGGTGGTTGCGGTGGCCATGTCGGAAGTGATTAAAGAAATCAGCATCGAAGGCATGCGCACCGGATCCTTTAGCGCAAGCGTGGGCAGCGCCCTCACCGTCACGATGCCAGCATCGGTCACCCTTGGCGCGACCACGATCGTGACCGGCCTTACGAGCAACTTTGCCGCCGAGCAGTTTGAAACCGTTTCGCTCACCGCGCGCTCCTACGAGACCGCGATGACCGCCTCCTAAGCCCAGCCCGCACCCAGCGCCCGGCGCGTGTGAATCACCGCGCCGGGCCTCCCTACGAAAAATGACGACAAAACCACTGGCAGTTTTCAGCACCCGCGACCTCAAGCTCGCCACGATCTTGCTAACGCTCGGCTTCGAGCCGGAGAACCCCGCCGCTCCCGCCACACGCATCCGCCGCGATTCGGGCGACGAGACGACCGTCTTCCATTTCGTGGCCAACCATCCCACCTCCGGCCAGCAGGCCAACCAGGTCATGGAGTGGTTCCGCGATGCCGACATCTTCCTCGAGAAAAACCCCGAGCACCCCGTGGCCTACATCCTCGCCGCCCTCAAGAACCGCGACACGCTCGTCAGCGTCGTCAAGGCCACGCCGCGCCAGCTCGTCTTCGAGCGCAACGGGAAAATCGTCTCGATCTCCGAGAACGCCACCGAGGCCGACAAAAAGCGCTTCGCCAAATTTTTATGAAAAACAAAAACGACAAATCCACCACGAACGAAACCCTCGAGACCGACGACGAAGTCCTGCGCGAGCAAGCGATGACCGGCGGCCCGCAGAAGCTCTCCCGCTGGGAACTCCGCCCGACCGCCGCGCTCGAGATCAGCTGGATGCAGCGCAACAAAATCCTCACCACCGACATGGACATCATGTGGCGCGCCTCCGGATTCGGCTTCATCCATGGCGTGCCAAAGGCCAGCGTGCGCGCCGTCGTGAACGACTTCCCCCGCTTCGCCTCCGCCGTCGATGATTGGATGGAAAAACAATCTCCGAGCGCCCAAGAGATCGCCGACCTGCAAAGCCTCTGCCTCGAGCGGACCAACGAGTATTTCGCCAGCTACTCCAGCCAACCCGGCGCCAAGGATTCGGCGGGAAACTAAACAGCCCCGGCTGGCTCGCGAGCTATGTCTACCGCATCGCCAAGATCACCGGCTGGGGCTTCAGAGAGATTTTGGAAGACCTCCCGTTCGCGGCCGGCCTTCAAATCCTCCACGCCGACGACTTCGCGCATGGCCGCAAGCGAGTCTGGGGACGAAACAACCGAGCGACCGATTTTGACTCCCTCGCTGCGATAGAAGCCGCTTTCCAAAACCTCGATGCCTAAAGCCTCCGCCAGTCTCAATGTCGTCGCCAGCGACTTCACCCGCGCCATGCGGGAGATGTCGAAGATCACCGGCGCGTCGTTTCAAGACATCATCCGCGCCGAGACCCAATCGATCCTCGAGGCGGCGGTGAAGAAAACCAAAGCCGCGCAGGTCAAACTCATCGAGCGCAGTGTTAAAGAAACACGGGTCCGAACCGTAAACGGGAAAACCTACCTAACAAACACTAGCAGCAGTTGGCGAAGCCCTTCTTGGTGGACACCACAGGCCCCGAAAGGCTGGAAACTCCCAGGCGCGGTGTGGGCGGCGATTCAAAAGCAAATCAAAGACGAGATCGCAATAACCAAGGGTGCTCGCGGACTCGCAAAGAAAAGCTGGATGCAGGTCGCCCAGAAATTAGGCATTACGATTTCAGTTCCTTCCTATGTCGAAAAGGCAAAGACGGAAAAAGGCGACTACCCAGAAGACGCCACAGGCACCGAAAAGACAGACGGCTCCTCATTCTTTATCGAAATCACCAACTCCCGCACCTACTCGGGCAGCGTGCGTGATGCCATCCGCGCAGCCATGCGAGGTCGCACGAATTTCTTTAAGAAAAACCTCCGCCTCGGAGTCTTCAAAAAAACCAGCGACATCGCCGCTAAATACCCCGGCCTCAAGGCCACCGCATAACCATGGCCGAAGGATCCGCAATCACAGTCAAAATCGGAGCCGAGACAGACGGCATCGAGCAAGGTCTGCGGAAGATTCAAGGCTCCCTCAAAAATCTGGAATCCAACACCAAGAACTCCGCCGCTGGAGTCGGCCAGTCCTTTGCCTCGATGGCCGGAGCCGTCGCCGTAGGCCAAGCCGCTTTTGAGGGATTCAAAGCCGCAGCCTCCTTCGGCCTCTCCGCAGTTACGAATTCGATCAGCGGGCTGGTCGGTTCCTTCGGTTCAGCGATCAGTGCCGCCGCGCAGATGGAAACTCTGGAGACGGCATTTATCCCGCTCCTCGGGTCTGCCGACGCCGCGCAAAAACGCATCGCCGATCTCTCCAAGTTTGCCGCAGAAACACCATTCGAACTGCCCGAAGTCGCCAAAGCCTCTCGAACTCTCGAGACACTAACGCAAGGCGCGCTCGCCACATCCGAAGGCCTCCGACTCGTCGGCGATGTCGCTTCCGGCACCAACACGCCATTCGAAGAAATGTCCACCACGATTGGCCGCCTCTACGACGGTTTGCAGTCTGGCCGCCCCGTTGGCGATGTCATGCAGAGACTCCAAGAACTCGGAGCCATCTCCGGCGATACCCGCTCGGAAATAGAAGCCCTTTCTGCTTCTGGAAAAAATGTCGAAGCATGGGCCATAGCAGAAGAAGCACTCGGCCGATTCAGCGGCTCCATGAAGCTCCAATCCAGCACTTGGGGAGGCCTGCTCTCTACATTCTCCGATAATGTGACCCAAGCGCTTGCCAAGTTCGGAGAACCCATCATCGACAGCTTAAAGCCATACCTCTCCGCTACCATCGTCTTAGTAGAAGGCCTTGCAGGGAAAGCCGCTGAGTTGGGAAAACAATTTTCCGAAAAATTCATTGCCTCATCATCCGCCGCAAAATCATTCCAGACCGCCATCGACGCCATAAACATCGGCGAAACCTCCAAAGGGTTTCAGCTTTTTTGGGAAACGACAAAACTGCAAGCGATGCAGACCGGCAACGAGATTTATAAAAGCCTCGTCGGGGCGTTTCAGACCGCCGGTGATTTCCTTGGGAAAATCTTTTCCCCATCCGGCGCGTTAATTTCTACAGCGATTTCGGCTTTTGAACTTCTTGGAACAAAGATCACGCAGAGCATTGCCAATAATCTCGCCAAGGCTTTTGCCGGGAATATCCTTACCCAAGGGCTGTCTGACTCTCTCTTTAATGTTGCCAATGATTCGTATGAGGCGGGAATCAAGATTGAGCAAAATCTAAAAGATGCCTCCGGGCGCATCGCCACTCAATTCACCGAAGCAGGAGCCGCCCTTCCCAAATCCTTCGAAGAAAACTACGCCAAAGTCCCGCCGCTTTTCGCCGACCTCGAAGGGCTTCAGACGAAAATCTCGACTCTCGAGGCCGAAATCGCCACGCGAGTCGCCGCCACCAACGATCAGCGCGCTGCTACCACCGCACAAACCGAAGCCGAACTCGCCAAGCGCCAAGAACTCCGCGCCGCTACCGAGGCCGCTGCCGCCACCGAACAAGCCAACGCCGTCGCCCTTGTCGAACTCGAGACCGCCATCAACGCCGCCAAAGCCGAAGGCAACGAGCAACTCGTCAAGACCCTTGAAAGCGAAAAGCAACAACTCGAAGGCCAGCAGGAAATCGCCAAGCTCACCGAGGAATACAAGACCAAGCTCGGCGTGAATGCCGACGAAGCCGCCCGCCTCGCCAACAATTTCGTCAACGCCAAAAACGCCGCCGCTGGCATCGGCGACCGCAGCGCCATCGTCACCATCACGACCACGGTGGACGATACCCGCTGGAAAGACCTGCTCGCCGAACTCTCCGCGAACTCCAACCCAAAAGCCATCGCCGTCGCCCTCGAGGTCACTGGCAAGGACAATGTCCAAGACGCCTTCGCCACGCTCCAAAACATGGAGACGATCAACAAGAACCATCAGGTCGCCATGGATGTCCTGGGAGCCAAGAGCCTCGAAGAAGTAAAGATGAACCTCGATGCCGTAGCCACGCCCGCCCAAGCGCAACTGGCCATGCAGATCACCGGCGAAGACGACCTGAAAAGCGCCATCGGCAACCTAGATTCTTTCAAAGGCACCAAGACCGCAAAAGCCCTTCTCGAAAAACAAGGCTTCGAGAATATCGATCAACTCAAAGACGCGCTAAAAGGCATCATCGGCGAGAAGCGCACCAAGATGATCGTCGAATCGCTCGGCGTGAAAGACGCCGAAGCCGCCAAGGAAGCCCTCAACGCCATCCTCAACGCGAACGGCAAAAAAGCCACCATCACCGCCGACGCCGACACGACCACCGCCGAGAAAAAGATCGCCGACCTCTCCACCAAAACCGCCACCGTCCCCCTCGACGGCGACACAAACCCGCTCAAAGAAACCCTCTCGGCCTTCTCCGCCGGAGCCATCAAGCTCACCCTCGACGCCGCCGACTCCATCTCCGCCATCCGCACCGCCCTCGCCGAGCCGATCAAGATGACCCTCGACGGCTCCGGCAGCGGTAACAGCGAGGGCGGCACCTCCGGCCTCACCGGACTCGTCAGCGATATCAAAGGCCTTCTGACCGAACTCAACCGCAAACTCCCAACTCCGGCTCTCGTCTAAAAACTATGCCAACAACACTTTACGGAGAAAAAGACTGGATTGAGCAATCCGTCACTTATCGCCAACGCCCATCCGGATTGCTTGAGAAAATTACGGAATACCTCGCTTTAGGAAAAAAAACCTCCGCGCCACAAGTGGCAGAAGATGATTACATCGTTTTCCCGGCTCCTGAAGTAAAAACCAACTCCGACGGCACCTCCTCCTGCACCGTCGTCGCGTATTCAGCGAATGACTCCTCGAGTGTCGTGCAATCAGGAATAATAAAAGACGCGCAATTTGTTATTTATAAAAATCCTGACGACCCCTCACAAAAACTCCAAGGCACCGCAAAATATTTCGCAAAAACCGCGACGGTAAAAAATGCGCAACCCGCCGGAAGCCCAGGCATCCCTCCTGCTGCGGGGGCTTTTTATATCGAACTCCTGCACATCGTTGCGCCAAATAATAGCGAGACTTTTTCCACGGCAGGATTTTCTCCCATTGGCACCAGTTACCCTCTCGCTCAGCTCAGCGTGCAAAATTACGGCGAATTTGACGAGGTTACGGCCACCTACGAATCAAACTGCTCTTATTTCGTGAAATACGACTACTGATGCCGATTCACATCCCAGTTGATTTTCAGGAATTAGCCAACACCCCGCCAACCGCCGGACCGGCGAAAGGGTATCCCTACCAACTCCGAGGGGCGGACTTGCATAAAAACTTCGTATACGCCGCGCTGGATGCCCACTCGAGCCTTGTCGAGCAATTCACAGGACCGGGAGGCTTCCAAGGCCGCAAGCTAAAAATCCCTCCCGTGCCGGGAGAAGGCACCCATGTCCTCGGCGCGGTGGATGGCGCGTTGGCGTGGATCGCTACGGAGGAGTGCTGACCCTTTTACACTCTCATTCTCACTCTCATTCTCACTATGACCCTCGGCCGCACATCCTCCGGAGCCATCAAAATCAAAACCGACGGCGGCCTCCGCGCGGTGTCGTGCGGGTGTTGTAACCCGTGTGATGAGTGCTATATTACGATCCCACAGGCACTGCGTGAGCTTGCTGCCAATGCAACAGCGGAATCGTTTTCTATCAATGGAGAAAATCCGGAGCCGCAGGATTTTTTCCGTTATAGCGAGACTAGTTGGGCTACAGTCGCCAGTTCTTACGATGCAGGTTATGTTGATGGGTGCTTTCAATTTATTATTTATAGCGCCACTCCTAACGGCATCGCAGAAACTGGAAATCCAGAAATATGCGCATTTCCATTAGGTAGCTCAACTGTTACTGGGAATTTTACTATTAACGCGATAACTGGCTTTGATTACTACTATTACACTGATGGAGGTCAGATGCCCGTCCCCCCCCCGGTTGTTGTTTTTACATGAGGCCCGAAATTCTACAACGCCGCGCCCAAATGCTCGCCCGATTCGGCCATGCCGCGCACCGCTTCGCTCGCGCAGGCTTCGCCACCACCCCACCCGAAGCACTCGCCGCCCGCGAAGCCACCTGCCGCGAATGCCCTGAATGGGACGCCGCCGCGCTGAACGCCACGGGCCGCTGCCGCAAGTGCGGCTGCTCGACCTGGGCAAAGCTCCGCATGTCCACCGAGTCCTGCCCGCTCGGCAAATGGGAAGCAGTCTCCGAGCCGCTCCAGTAAACGCTCGGAAGCGTTGCCGATTTGACAGTCCGCCGCTCATCGAGCGGCATGAAACTTTTCCTTGATTCAAAAAACCGGCGGTTCGTGAAGTCCGCCGCGTCGAATGTCGCGCTCCAGACGCTCGTCTTAAAACGCCGCGACCAAGTCCCCATCGAGGTCGTGTTTGTCGAGAACGGCGTGGCCGTCGATCCCATCCTCGGCACGCAGACCACCGTCGCACTCAAGTCCTCGTTCTCCGACTCCAACTTTCTCGCTCTGGCGGCCCCCGGCCAAACCATACTCGATCTAAATACATTGCCGGTCGAGGCCGCATTTTCTTCCGACCCTGCCAGCATCAGCGCCTATCTCGAGATCCGCTGGACCGCACCCACGCAAGCCCTCCGCACCGCCACGCTCCAAGTCGAAGTGCAAAACAGCGTCATCCTCGGCGACGAGGCCACACCCGCCGCGCTGCCAGACGGCAAAGCCACTCAACTGCAAGCCGAAGCAGGCACCGACAACGAAAAGTGGATGACCCCCCTGCGCACCGCGCAGGCCATCGCGCAGCTCGCCCCGCCTCCCACTTGGGACAGCGTCCTTAACAAGCCCGCCACCTTCCCTCCCTCGGCCCACACGCACACCGCCAGCCAGATCACCGACTTTGCCTCGGCCGTCGTCGCCGTCTCCCCGCCCGTCGATTGGTCATCGCTCACCGGCAAGCCACCGACCTTCGCACCTTCCGCCCACACGCACCTCAAGAGCGAGATCACCGGCCTCGATGCCGACCTCGCCGCCCTTGCCACCGAAGACACCGCCCTCAGCGACCGGATCGACCTCCTCGCCAGCAACCTCGGCACCGAGTCCCTTGACTCCATCGCCGAAGCAGCCGCCGCGATCAACACCCTCCAGTCCGAAATCGACGGCAAAGCCACCGCCGCCCAAGGCGCTCTCGCCGACACCGCCCTCCAACCCGAGCCAGTCGATTACCAAGGGGTCTACAACAACGGAGCCGACTACTCCCTCGGCCAAGTCGTCAGCTACAACGGCGAACTCTACATCCGCATCGGCGAGCCAAATCCCGGTTATCCACCGCCTGGCAGTTACTGGGCTGTCTTCGATCCATCGGCCTCGCCCGCATTCAAGCTCTGGGTCGAGATTTCAAAAGCCGACACGATCCACACCCACGCCGCCACCGAGATCACCGGCCTTTCGTCCTACATCATCGCCTCGGCCCCCGGCCTTCAGATCAACACCACCGTCCGCATCGGCGACGGCACCAGCGTCACATTCCCGATCGACGGCCTTGTCAGCAGCGATCCCGAGCATGTCCTCGTGGCTTTGAACGGCGTCACGCAAACCCCCACCACCGACTACCTCGTCAGCGAAGCCACCGGCACGATCACCTTCGACGAACCGCCCGCCGCCGGAATGCAGATCAGTTGCACCGCCCTCGGCCTTCGCACCGTCCAGCCGCCCATTGACCCCACGCTCTACCTCTACGCATTCGACATCAGCGCCAACGGCCTGACCACCTACAGCGGCCGCCTCCTCAATGCCGACCGACCTGCCGCGCCAGCCCTGCCCGAGACCGCCACCACCTGGACCGTCAAGCTATCCACCCTCAACGCCGCCGGCCAAATCCTCGCCACCGCCACCGCCGTCGGCTCGTGGGCTAACCGCACATCGCTCTCCTACACATGACGACAATCACCGAGAGCAACCTCAGCCAGCAACTCGATCTCTCGAGCTTCGACCTCACCCTGCCAGGCATCGTCGTCGAGTATCCCACGCGCTCAAATTTCCCCAGCGTCGGAAAATCCGACCGCCTCTACATGGCGATGGACGAGGGCATGCCCTACCGCTGGTCGTCCTCCGCATCCGCTTACGCCTTGATGATCCCGGTTATCGACGCGGGCAATTTTTGACAACTCACCCACCCACGAACAGCCCAACCAACCACCACCAACCTAAAAAAATCAAATGCCGAACCCTATCATCAAACTGAAAAGAGGCAGTGGCCAGCCCGTAAATCTGCAGGGCTCTGAGCCAGCCTTCGACACCCTCAACAAGGTTTTATACATCGGAACCTCCGAAGGCGTTTTGCCTATCGGCGGTGAAGGCGTCTTCGCCAAAAAGACCTTCGTCAATGACGCGGTCGAAGCAGAAGCCGACCTGCGCAGCGCAGCGGATTCGACGCTCACCACGAACCTGAATGCGGAAATTTCCCGCGCTCAAGGCGCCGAAAGCGACCTCGCCGACGACATCGCCGCCGAGACATCAGCCCGCCAGTCCGCGATCAGCTCCGCCGTTTCCACTTTGGAAGCAGCCGACACCGCTTTGGACGGCAAAATCTCGACCGAGAAAGGCCGCATCGATGCGATCCTTTCTGCCTCACAGGCCGACAAGGATAGTTTCGCCGAGATTGTCTCGCTCGTGAACAGCGTAGATTTGGAAAACGACAATTCCCTGGCAGCCGCCATCTTGTCGATCAACGACTCGATCGACGACGAGACCGCTGCCCGCACCTCTGGCGACTCCAGCCTGCAGGGTAACATCGACACCGTATCGAGCAACCTCTCCGCGCTGACCACACGAGTCACCGCAGCGGAAGCCGATATCGTTTCCGAGGAATCCGCGCGCATCGCCGCTGTCTCAGCCGAAGCCGCTGCCCGCGATTCGGATGTGTCCGGCCTCGAAGCCGACATCGCCCTCGTCCAGTCGAATCTGGACGCCGAAAGCTCGACCCGCTCGACAGCCGATACCTCGTTGAGCAACCGCATCACCACCCTCGAAAACGCCAGCGCTGACAGCCGCCTGGACGCCGTAGAGGCCGATGTGGCCGACCACGAGACCCGCATCACTGCCCTCGAGACGACCATCGACGGCGGCAGCTACTAGTAACTAACCCAACCCCGGCGGGGCGCTCAAATAGCGCCTCGCCAAGCGGGGGTTCAAAACTCCGCAAAACAAAACCCGCCACATGGCAAATCCTCAAATCATCCCAAAACGCAGCACGGTCACCGGGCGCATCCCGAACACGACCGACCTCGCCCTCGGCGAGATTTGCGTGAACCACGCCGACCGCCGCCTCTACAGCCGCAACCCCTCCACCGGCGAAGTCTACAAGCTGGCCGGAACCAAAGACGCCCCCGACCGCGTCTGGTCTTTTGATATTTCGAGCGACGGCACCACCACCTTCCTCGGCTTCCTACTTTACTCGGACTTCCCGAACACCGGCAGCGTCTACGACAGCGCCAACTGGGAAATCTCCCGCACCATCTTCAACTCCGCAGGCACCACCAGCACCGAATCCAGCGCCACCGGCGCGTGGAGCAACCGCACCTCACTGACTTTCTCTTAAAACTTAATTCTTAAAACTTAAAACTTTTATCCATGATCGCAACCAGCTCCGGCAAACCCATCATCGCCACCGACCGCCTCCTCGGGCGCTCCACCTCCGGCACCGGCCCCGCCGAAGAGATATCCCTCGGCACCGGCCTCTCGCTCACCGGCGGCACGCTGAACGCCTCCGCGCAAACCACCATCGGCACCAGCGCCGCCGATGTCCTTTCCATCACCGCTGGCGAGATCACCGCTGACGATGCAGGCAGCGACAAGCTCCTCTTCTGGGACGACAGCGAAAGCAAACTAACCCACCTCACCCTCGGCACCGCCCTCTCGATTTCCGGCAGCATGCTCAACGCTGACACAGTGCCCGTCACCAATAACTACACCTTAGCCAGCAAAACCCTCGCCCGATTCACCCCCCGCGAGAACCAGCCGCCCGCCACCGCCTTCGCCACCCTCGACACCCGCAACTCCATCGCCGTCCTCGATTTCGACGCCGCCACCGACGAATCCGCCATTTTCTCCGGCGTCATCCCCGAAAATGCCAACCTCGCCTCTGGCCTTGAAATCCGCCTCGCCTGGATGGCCACCTCCGCCACCTCCGGCAACTGCCGCTGGGGAGTGCAGATCGAGCGCTGCACCACCGACCTCGATGCCGACTCCTTCGACACCGCCACCGAGGCCACCGGAGCAGCCAACGGAACCAGCGGAATCGCCACCCTCACATCGATCACCGTCACCGCCATAGACGGCATCACCGCCGGCGACACATTCCGCATCAGAGTCTTCCGCAACGCGGACGACGCCACAAACGACACCATGACAGGCGATGCCGAGTTGATCGCCGTCGAAATAAGGAGCGCGGCGTAATATGGCACGGGCATTTGCAACTAATCAGCAAATTAATGGCACGACGACGGTTGCCAAAAATCTTACCAATTTTTCAATGGCAGGGTGGATCAGAAGACCAAGCGGATCAACTATACAAAGTTTTGGTTTTAATGATAACCCAACCCATCAGTTAGGAATCTATCATTTTTCGGACAACAATATTTATTTTGATATTAGAAACGGTTTGATGACATTTGCTTATTCTCCGCGAAATATTTCAGGATGGAACCATATTGCAATGGTATTTAACGGCACATTGTCTGGTGACGCAAACAGAATCAAGGGGTATCTGAATGGGATTCAAATATCTTTAAGTTTTTCTGGAAATGGAGGAATACCAGCAAGAACTTCAAACAATTCAGCTTTAGATTCATATAGAATAGGCAAGATTTCAACTTATTGGTCATCGGGTGACTTTGCCGAACTCGGAATGTGGCAAGCCTCGCTGACCGCCGAAGAAGTCGCATCCCTCGCCAAAGGAATGACCTGCGACAAGGTGCGCCCGCAGTCCCTTGTTTATTACACCCCGCTTATACGCGACATCCAAGACCTCGCACGCGGAATGACACTTACCGACACCAACTCAACCGTCGCCAACCATCCACGCATCTACCCATGATTTACCTCAACACCACCACCAACGAACTACGCGAACTCCCTGAGAGCTACATCGCCGCACTCATCGCAGCAGGGAACCCCAAAGCCGAGCAATGGCAACCAGCGCCTGCAAAGCCCAGCGAAGATGCAGCGTGGCAAGACGGTCAATGGATCACGCCATCCGCTCCCACCTACACCGCCGAGGAATGGACCGACTCCCAAGGCTACGGCGGCAACCGCTCCACAACTCTCCTCTACCAAAAGCTCCGCCTCGACGCCTCCGCGAAATCCTCGCCCAAGCTCGTTGCAGTCCAAGGCTGGCTTGACGGCATGATCGCCAACGGCCTCGCCCCAGCTGCCAGCAACTGGCCCGCCGCCCCGCACTCCTTTGAGGCAACGCTCACTGAAACACTCACCATCCTCAACTCCTAAAACCATGGCTAACGAACTCAACATCGCCCTCGCAAAATCGGGCCTCACCGTCACCGCTCAACGCTACCAAGCCGGAGCCGCCGTAGGCTCTGCCATTAGCTGCCCCGAAACCGGCAGCACGGGATTCTACAGCGGAAACATGACCGGCACGGCTGGCACCTACCAAGTCGCCTTCCTCGCCGCCGGAGCCAATGTTGGCAGTGGCAGCATCGTGTGGGACGGCACCGCCGAAGTCCCTTTCTCGACTCTGACCACCGGCGACCTGCCGAGCGTGCCGAGCGCGGCCTCGGTAGCCACCGCCGTGCGCACCGAGCTGACCGAAATCTCGAACCTCGACGCCTCCATCTCGAGCCGTCTCGCTTCGGCGTCTTACACAGCGCCAGCAAACTCGGACATCACCGCAATTAAGAGCAAAACCGACAGCCTACCGGCTTCGCCCGCAGCGGTATCCGACATCCCAACCACCGCGCAAATCGCAACCGCCGTCGAAGGATCGCTCCTCAACGAGGCAGACGGCCAAGCCGTCCTCAACGCCATCGTGGGCGCAATCGGGAACACCAACCTCAGCGAAGTCTCCCTCGTCGCTGCCGTCCGTGCCGACCTCGAGCGCACCGGAGGTAAGATCGACAGCATCCCGACCGATTCCGCTCCGAGCGCGGCCTCTGTGGCAACAGCCGTCTGGTCCGCAAGCACCAAGGAAATCACCGGCGGCACGGTCACAACATTGACCAACTCGCCCGATGTCCCGACCGAAGCCGAAATCGCCAGCCAAGTCCGCACCGAGCTTTCGGTCGAACTCGGCCGCATCGATGCCGCCGTCTCCAGCCGCCTCGCGCCATCCGGCACCTTGGCAACCGTCACGACATTGACCAACGCGCCAACCGTTCCAACAGCCGCCGCCATCGCCGACGAGGTGCGCGTGGAACTCGCCACCGAACTCGCCCGCATCGATGCGCCAATCTCCGGCGCAGGCAACGCCCCAAGCGCCAGCACGGTGGCCACGGCAGTTCGCACCGAACTCGCCACGGAACTCGCCCGAGTGGATGCAGCCATCAGCACCCGACTCGCCGGTTCGGCCTACACGGCCCCAGCAAACAGCGATGTCGCCGCGATCAAAGCGAAGACCGATGCGCTCAACACCGAGCGCCTCGCCAATGTGGCCACCACGGCCATCGTCGGCAACCTCATCGCCCAGGCGAACTCATGAGCGAGAGCGTCGCCAAAGCCCTCGACCTCGCATCCCGGTGGGTAACACCCATTGGGATACTCGTGGTGATTCTTTTGCAAAGCCAGTTCGTAAGCCGCAGTGAGTTTGAAAGCGCATCCGAAAAGCTCAGCGGACGCGTGGAAAAAATCGAAGCCGTCCTGATCCGCATGGAAGCCAACGCCGAAACAGACAAGCGCCACGACAACCTCCTCGCCGACCACGAAGGCCGCATCCGTGGCCTCGAGCGCCGTTGAACCTTTGACACCTCCGCCCAGACGATGAACGCAATCTACTTTGTCCTCGATCGTCTTTCGGAAAACAGCACCTGGCGCGGCCTCATCCTCGTCGCCGTAGCCCTCGGCGTGAAGCTCGAGCCAGAGATGCAAAACCAAATCATCGCCGCCGGCCTCGGCCTAGTCGGAACGATCAACATTTTCCGAAAAGGAAAATAATGAACCCCAAACAGGTCGCCGCGACCGCAGTGATGCTCGCGTGGGTTTTTCTGGCGATTAGTTTTATGAGCGGATGCGTGGCCGTCCCGATGCCTCCCTTCGGCGACCGCATCGGCGAGGCTGGCACGCTCCACATCCGCGCAACCGTGCGCTTTGAGCCGCGCCTGACCGAAAGCGAAGCCGCCAACCGAGACCTCTGGAACGCATTCGGCGAATTCCAAAAAACCCTGCCTGCTCTGAAGGACAAATGATTTCGCTCCTCGCCCGCTTCTTCATGTTGCCACGCCCGGCGCAATCCCCCGCGCCCGCGCCTGAGTCGAAGCCCGCGAAGCCAGCCAAAACCTCCCCCGCCAAAACTTCCGGCACCCTCAAGCCCGAGCCGAAATACTACCAGCAAACCAACAAGCGCACCCCCAACATCAGCGCCGGCCGCGTGATCAAGCCCACCCATGTGATCTTGCACCACACGAGCGGAGCCTACGCGGGCAGCGTCTCCTGGTGCAGCGACCCCGCCAGCAAAGTCTCGTATCACTGCATCATCGCCCGCAACGGCAAACGAACCGCCCTCGCCCTGCCGAGCCAACGCACCTGGCACGCCGGGGTCAGCTCGTGGCAAGGCCGAAAAGATGTCAACAGCTTCTCCATCGGCCTCGCCTGGGAAGGTGATACCTACACGACGCCGCTGAGCGAAGACGCCCTCCTCAGCGCCGTCGAATATCTCCTCCCAATCCTCCGCGAAAACAACATCCCCTTGGCCAATATACTTCGCCACGCCGATGTCTCCCCCGGCCGCAAAGACGACTGCTCCCCATCGGCCCACGCCGCGCTTTTAGCGGCACTTAACCGCGTCCTGTAATGGCAAAAAAAACAGCCCCGCCAAAAGACCGCGAGGCCGTGATGATGCAAGCCCGCGCCCTTCTCGCGGAGCATTTCGATGTCTCCCTCTGCATCGTGTCTTGGGAGGACGAAGGAGAAACCTTTTACATGGACTTCAAATTTGGAAACGACTACGCGGCCCGCGCATTGGTCCGCGAAGCCGACGAAATCCTCTGGCCGCTCGAGGATGAGGACGAAGAAGAGGAGGAGGAAGCATGAAAGCCACACTTGAATTCACCCTGCCCGAAGAACGCTGCGAGCACATCTGCGCCGTCAAAGGCATGGACACGATTTTAATAATCGATGACCTTCTTAACGAAATTCGCGCCTTCCTTAAACACGAATCCGGCGAGTTTCGGCAATGGCGAGACGACGAAGGCCGCGATTGCCAAGCCTGCCCCGACACGCTCGAAAAAATCCGCAGTTACATCTGGGAACTTCGCAAAGACAACGAAATCCCCGACCTCCCATGACGCCAATCAAAAAATGGAAAAAGTGGATGGCTGTCGGGTGCTCACACGGCGAACTCATCTGCCCCGAAAGCCGCCGCGCCGTCTTGTCGTTTGCCAAGAAATTTCGTCCAGACTTCCGAGCGCATCTAGGCGATTTTATCGACCTCGCCGCCATGCGCGGAGGCGTCGCCTCCGATGTGGACAGCAAAGACCGCGCCCGCAACATCGCCCAAGATGTCAGCGAGGGAATTTCGTTCCTCTATGAATTTTCTCCGAATGTCATAATGCTCGGAAACCACGAGGCCCGCCTGAACCGCATGGCCGAATCCCCCAACGCCGTCCACGCCCACGCCGCGCAGACCGTCCTCAACGAACTCGGAGACTGCGCCAAAAAGCTCAAGGCGAAAATCTACCCCTACCACAACACCAAAGGCGTCCACCGGCTGGGAGACCTCGCGCTGGTGCATGGTTATAGCTGCAACGTATCTGCCGTGAGGGATCACGCAGAGACATATGGAAAGGTTCTGATGGCACACCTGCACCGAGTAGGCATCGAGCGCGGCCGCCGCGTCGATTCTCCCACCGGCTACTGCCTCGGAGCGATCTGCACTCTCGACATGGACTACAGCTCCACCCGCCGCGCATCCCTCGCCCATAGCAACGGATTCGCGTGGGGCTACTTCACCGACAACTCAACAACCGTCAACCTGTGCGAAAGACAAAAAAACCAACCGTGGCTTCTGCCGTAGAAAAAGCCTGGGGCGCCTTCTTTCAGTCGACGGCCGCATGCGACCCCTCCGAACTGAAAAAGGAAGGCTGGATGACAAACATGGAAATTTCCGAGCTATCAAAGCTGAAAGGCGAAGCCGGTTGCCAGCTCGCCGATAAAGGCGTCCGCTCTGGTATCCTCGAAAAGAAAGTCGCCAAAATTTTGGTCAACGGAAGGCGCGCCAACGTGAATTTCTACAGGCCCATTTGATAGAACAGGGCAACAGCGGGCAACACTCCCGCAAGTCATTGAAAAACAAACCCAAAAAACCGACTTAAAATCCGTTTTCGCGAAAGCGGAGTGCGGGTTCGAGTCCCGCCGCCGGCAGAGTGCTTTACATCGATTTGAGCTAGGTTTTATGCGGGTTGGCGGGTGGTTGGCATCAAGAATCTAGCGGCGGCTATTGGCGGCTACTGGAAGAAAATAGTTGCGATTTCGGGCAACACGGGCAACAGTTCGGGCAACAGCATGAGCGCCTTCCTTGTGACACCTTACCCGCAGCGGCCCTCGACGCCTTGGAAGCTGACGATCCCGCAGAAAATTTTTGGCAAAAGGATTCGCCGGTTTTACCGCACCGAGGCGGAGGCTTGGGCGGCGGGGCCGGGGTTGCTGGAGAAACTTCAGAAGGGTGGGACCGATTCGCTTTCGGAGGAGCAGGCGAGGGGCATGTCTATGAAGTCGGCGGTGCGGGATTACATCGCCTCCAAGGCGGGGGCTTCGGAGCGGCATCGTGAGAAGTTGGAAAAAATATGTGGGGAGCTTTTGGATGCTTTTCCTGGCGCGGTGGCGGCGGTCACTCCGATGCAGGCGGCTAGGGTGTTTGCGAAGATTAAGGGCGCGCCGACGACGCGGGCGGGGTGGCATCGTTACGCCTCCGGGTTCTTTCGGTGGTGCGTCGACATGGAGCTCCTGGATCGGAATCCATTTCGACGGGTGGTGGCGCCGGAGGCTGAGTCGAAGAGGTCACTGATCTCGGCGAAGGAACTCCGGGCGATTCTGGATGCCACAATGAGCGACGCGCTTCGGGCTTGGTTTCTTCTCGGTGCCTTTGCTGGGTTGCGGTCCATCGAGGTCCATCGAATGCGGTGGGAGGATGTCGATCCGAAGTCCGGCCAGATCGAGGTGCGGCGGGAGGTTTCGAAACAATCAAGCGGCCTGCCGGAGCGGATCGTTGATTTCACGGAGCCGCTGGCGAGGCGGAAGGATTTCTTCAAAGGAAAATCGGGGCTGATCGTGCCGGCGAAATCGCTCCGACTTTATCGGGAGAGGGAGGCTTTGATTGAGCGGCTCAACAACGAGGGCGTGGTGCCGTGGGCTATGCTTCCAGAGAACGCTCTCCGGCACTCTTACGCCACTTACCACCTCGGGCGCTGCCAGGATGCAGGGAAGACGGCGCACCAGATGGGGCATTCGTCGACGGCGCTCGTTCTCAAAACCTACGCGGTGCCGTCTCGCAAAGCGGACTGGCGGGCTTGGTGGAGGGCTTAGGTTTCGCAGGGGTATCGTAAAGAAATAACAATCAGTCTTTTACCCCCCACCCCCCAGCAAATCGGGCCAGCGCATGACGGGCATTGGGGTGTCTGGGGGTTGCGTTAAATCGTGAACCTGCCCTATCCAGTCTTCTGGGAGTTTTTCTTTGCGGGAATTGAGTGACCAGAAGCGGAAGTTTCGGATCCCGGCTCGATCACTACACCAGCACCCGACTGGACTTTTCCCTTTGAACCGTTCTTTTCGGCGGTTGGTTTGCCAATTTCTTCGAGCTTGTAGCTCGGATTTCCATCCGCCCTACGGAGTTCTTGCGTGAGTAAAAAACGCGCCCAATTCGACAAACTGCCGAATCCATTTTTTTCCGCGAAATCCTTGGAGCGCTTGATTAGATCAGGCTCTAGCGAGATTCCCGCGCTCTTGGATTTGCGCGAAATCGGTTTTTTCGGATTCATGTCAATAGAAAATATCACCCCTCTAATAATTGTCAATTTTTAGCCATTGGGGTGATCACCCCATTTTTTTCTTTGAATGCGTCAACAATTAGCAATTGTTGGCGCATGGCTAACAGACCAGTCCCGGAGAACAAAAAAGCAAAAGCGGCGGGGATCTCACTCCCGCCACAACTGATCAACCAAGCGCGCAAGCACGCTTATCAACGCGGAATGAGCCTTAGCGGGTTCGTTCGTCATCTACTCATCGAGAAGCTCGAAAAGGAGGCAGCATGAACCTCTCCGATGTCTACATCAACATGGACGAGGCTCGGCGCCTCTCGGGTTTTTCCAGCCGCTCGATCCGCGACTACATCAAGCGCGGTGAATTTGCGGCAAGCCTCCCACGGGGCCGGTGCGGTGGCTGGCACATCGTCAGGGAATCCTTCCTCGACTGGTGGGGTTATCGGAACGCCTCCACCGCTAACCGCACGACGATCCCAGCACGGAAACGGAGGGCCGCGTAATGGACTGCGAAACTCTTCTCCGCTGCCTCGGCTACTCGATCGACGCGGCTTTCAAGTTTGTCCCGGTCGCCATCGCGGCGGTCATCACCTGGAGGTTGGCACGATGAAAAAGCGACTCTGGCACTGCGAGGGCTTGAATTTCCTCAGGCACAGGGTGGGGGAGTATTTCTGGGCGTTCTCGGCCTTCGAGGCTCGGGAGCGTTTCGCTCAACAATTCGGCGGCGTCCCGAGCCGGGTGGAGGTCGTCCGATGAGCGGCTGGCTTTCCGTGGAGGATCAAATGCCGGACAGCGACACCGATGTCATTGTCGCGGCTGAGGACGGCCATGTGGAGGCAGGCTTTCACGACGGCCGCGTCTGGCGGTGGCTGAATGCCTGCCGGATCGAGCCCGACATCACGCACTGGATGCCGTTCCCAAATCCACCGGAGGAGGGCGAGAAATGAGCGCGTGGGAGGCCGTCCTGCTTTCATCCATCGCCTTTGGCTCGATGTGGGCCTGCTACTGCATCGGCTTCCGTGACGGGCGCATGACGGAGCGCCGGCGACAAGAGCGTTACTACCGCCGCGAGGAGTTCGGGCGCGATTGGGACAATTACGAGGATTTCGACTGATTTTGCCTCGCTAGTCCCCAAGGGGGACGCAGGGGCCAAGGGGGGCAGCGCATCCCAAAAAACGCTGACCAACAACAAACAAACCAGAGTGATATGAAAATTGTAAAAGGAAAACAACAACGGCCCCAGCGGGTCGTGATTTACGGGGTTGAAAGCGTCGGTAAGACGACTTTCGCCAGCAAGTTCCCTTCTCCCTTGTTCCTCGACATCGAGGGCGGCAGCAACCACCTCGCCGTTGACCGTGTGGCGGTCTCGACTTGGAAAGAACTCGGCGAGTGCATCAACGAGGCCAGCCGGACGGACTACGAGACGATCGTGATCGACAGCGCCGATTGGGCGGAGCGGTTGGCGGTTGAAGACCTCCTCGCTACGAACAAGAAGCAGAGCGTCGAGGATTTCGGATTCGGCAAGGGCTGGGTGATGGCGGCGGAAAAGGTCAGCCGGTTTTTGACCGCTCTCGATATGCTCATCGACGCCGGCAAGCATGTCGTGGTCTTGGCGCATTCCAAGGTTCAGAGAACCGAACCGCCGGACATTCTCGCCGCTTATGACCGTTACGAGTTGAAGCTGTCTAAGCAGTCCTCGCCGCTGGTCAAAGAATGGGCGGATGAGCTTTGGTTTTTTAGATTCAAAACAAAATCGGTCACCCAAGACGGCGGCAAGGCCAAGGGCATCGGGGGCAAGGAGCGCATCATCCTGACCACGCACTCGGCAGCCTACGACGCCAAGACCCGCTCGGGCCTCGCCGAGGAGTTGCCAATGGAGTGGGAGTCCGTGGCGCATGTCTTTGGCAAACCTGCACCCAAAACCTCGGCGCCTGTCGAAATCCTCGGTGCCGAGACGATGGCGGCCATGGAGTTGTTGGAAGCCAACGAGGAGGCGGTGAATGCCTTCCTGACCGGCAACGGATCCATCCAAGAGGGCGAGACCTGGCGCAATGCCTCGCCGAAGTTGCTGGCACAAATCAAATCCCGCCCGCAGGCGCTCATCTCCAAGGCGACCGCACAAATGGAGGTGGCGGCGTGAGCGGATTGACCACAGAGGACACAGAGGTCACAGAGTTGGTGGTAAAGGAGATCAGTCCGAGTTCCCTGCCGAAGCTGGGCGAGTGCGCGCTCTTTACGGGCGCGCCTGGCACCAGCCCAGCAGCGGAGCGTGGGACGCTACTAGACAAAGCCATCAGGGAGCTTTTGGTTGACGATCCGACCACCTACGACGGCCTCGCCGCCGAAGATCAGGCAGTGGCGCGGTGGGGCGTGGACGAACTCCGCACCCTGTCGGGCGGCTACCATGTCGAGACGCGAGAAGAATATCTCGGCATGGAGGTTCCGGGCCTTTCCAAACCCGGAACGGCCGACGCGGTTTGCGTTCGCGCTCAGTGGGTGGCAGATGTAAAAACGGGCCAAGTTCGCAACTACCGCGAACAACTCGCGGCCTATGCGCTGGCCTGCATGCACGAGCATTTCGCCGACTCGTGGACGGCTCATGTCGTTTATGTCGATCAGAGAGTTAGGCGGACTTACACCTTCACCAGGGAGCAAGCCGAGGCGACCGTTTCGGCGGTGATCGCAAACGCCAGCAGCCGGTTGGCGGAGCCGACGCCGAATGAGTATTGCGGCTGGTGTGCTCATTCCAATTCCTGCCGGGCCTTGGTTCGCCAATCCTCCGAGGCTTTGGCCTTGGTCAAGTCCGACCTCGCACTCTCCGACATCCGCGACCAAATCCTCGCCAATCCGGTGGAGCTATCCGCCTTCGCCGCGAACTGGAAGCTGGCCGAGAAGCAGATCGCGGAGCCGGTCATCGATGCTCTGAAAGAACGCCTCGCAGCTGGCGAGGACATTCCGGGCTGGAAGGTCACGACCGGCGCGGGCCGTCAATTCGTGGAGGCCGATGCCATCGCACGGGCCTCCGCCAATGTTTCAAAAGAAACGCTCATCCTCGCCCTCGGCGGGAAGATGGGCGCCGACAAATTTCGCCAGTTCTGCGCCGACGCCGGCGTGGAGATGGACGAGTCAGCGGTGCGAGCAGGGTCACCGATAACCACCCTGCGCCAAATCAAATCCAAAAAATAATATGCCAACATACAAACAGAGTGAACCGAAACCCGTCTATTTCGTGGAGCCGGGAACCTACAAAGTCGAAATCGTCAACGCCATGGAGAAGCTATCCAAGGCCGGAAACCCGATGATCAAACTCATCTGCCGCGTCGAGATCGGCGAAGGCGCCAAGGGGCCGGAAGTCCATGAGCACCTGACATTCACCGAAAAAGCTGGGTGGAAGATTGACCAAGTGCGCGAAGCCTGCGGGTTCGCCGTGGTGCCAGGGGAGGACATCGATGTGCAGCCCGAGGATTTCATCGGCAAGACGGCCACGGTCGTTCTTGGCGAGGAAGATGGCGCCGACTCCGGCCATCGCTTTAACACCCTTGAGCGCTGGATGTCACCCAAATCCTCGGCCCCCGCGCCGAAGGCCAAACCCGCCAAAGAGACCGACGACATCCCGTTCTGAACTAACACAAATGGACCGGGTTTATTTTTTTCACAATGGAAGCGAGTGCAAGATCGGCTGCACGGAGAACGACTTACGGCTTCGGCTGTGGGCGGCTCATGTGTGGTCTCCTCGGGCGCTTGAAATCCTCGGCTGGGTTGAGGCCAAGCCAGGAGAAAAGACCATTTTGGAAAAGAGGATCCACCTCGCCATTGCCCACCTGCGGCTCGTGAAACCGAGCGGCAATGGCGAGTGGTTCAAACTCTCACGCAGTGAGGCATTAGAAACGATAAAAAAATATGAAGGAAATCAAAACAACTACACTTACGGCCACGCTTCGCGGCATCCGGCCCATCATGTTCGACCGCTACGCGGGAGACAACAAAACGAAACTGCCGGTGATGGAAAAATTCTACACCACACCGTCGGGCCATTTGGTCATTCCCGTCCTCAACCTTTATTCGCTACTGGCAGCACAAAACACGCCATCGGTGGCCAAGCGTTTTTACGGAAAGCAGGCGCGTGATGTTGCTCTTGGAGTCATGTCTTTTGTCTCAATCGAGGCGACTGGAGAGGATCCGCTTAACGCCCAAATCCTCGATGCGGAGGGCACGCCTTACACAATTCAAGACCCAAGGATCGAGATTTTACAGCATGTCGCAAGGGTCAAGGATGGAGTGCCTAACCCTAAAGAGCGGCCGATGCTCCCGACGGGTTGGAAAATCAAAATCCAACTCACGCACCAAGAAAACACCTTGCTCACATCCGCATGCCTCCAAACCATGCTGGACCAAGGTGGAATCTTGGGGCTTGGAACCTTTCGCCCAATCTTTGGCCGCTACATGGTTGAATGGGAATGATTTTACAATGCGCGGCGAGGCCGGGCGAGGCGCGGCGGGGCGTGGCGGGGCGCGGCGGGGCTGGGCATGGCGCGGCGGGGTTGGGCGCGGCAAACACACTGCATCTCTTCGGAGGTGCAGCAGTTTGCCTTGGCAAGGCATGGCTTGGCGAGGCCAGGCATGGCGCGGCGCGGCAAGGCCGGGCTTGGCTGGGCAAGGCATGGCGAGGCAAGGCACGGCTTGGCAAACACACGGCGCTTCACGGAGCGCCGCAGTTTGCAAAACGACAACACCAACAAATGCAAAATGAAACACCCATGACCCAAGACCTCTCCCTCCGCCTCTCCATTTGCTTGAACGGCTGCCCGATCGGGCCGCGCATTCAACGGGCGGAGCCGCTGCCGAAATACCGGCACACTTACTCGCTGGCAGAACAGGCAGAGGCGGAGGCGGACATGGAGAAGGTGCGGAAATACATCGAGCGGAATCAGAACACTATGAAGGGAAAGAAATAATATGGCCGGAGAATGGATTAAAGTAGAGCTGCACTTACCCGAGAAACCCGAGGTTTTACAGATCGCTGAGGCGACCAAGATGGCGCCGAATGCGGTGGTGGGGGCGTTGATCCAGGTGTGGGGTTGGGCGTCACGGAATTGTAACGCTGACGGCGTTACAACAATCGCGGCTTTCTCACATTTGAACAAAATGGCTGGCAATGAGTGCTTCGCGGAAAGCCTCGTCGAAGCGGGGTGGTTGCGCGTGAAAGATGCGAAAATCACCTTTGTGAACTTTGACCGCCACAACACTCAAACCGCTAAGGAGCGAGCACTTGTAGGGCGTCGAGTCAACAAGCATCGCGGTAACGGTGATGTAACGGAAGAGAAACGCTCACAGCGTTACAAAAGCGTTACCAGAGAAGAGAAGAATAATAAGGCGTCTGCCTACGGCAGCACGCCAGCCCCCATGTCCCTATGAACGCAATCATGGAGAAAATCATTCCCATCATGCCGAAAGCGGCGATCCCTCTGAACGAACCGGCAGAACGCGCCGCGATTTCGTGCCTGATGCAGAACTTTGCCAACCTGGACGCGATGAGCTGGCCGGAGGACCTGTTTTTTTACGAGAAGCACAAACTGATCCTCGGCACGATCCGCAAGCTGCACGAGGACGGCGTGAAGACGGATTTCATGGCGGTCCTGGCGCAACTCGAGGCCACGGGTCAACTCGACGCGGCGGGCGGCGCTCACGAACTCAATGACCTGCACGATGTCATGCCAACGGGCGACTCGGGGACGGCGGCATGGCATCGCGGGGCGTTGATGGATGCGAGGCGTTACCGCACGGCGCTGGCCGCAATCCGCAAGGCGGAGGAGGGGTTTCTCCGGCAGGAGGGCGACATCGCTGCCGTGGCGGAGGCGCTCAATGGCGCGGCGGCCATGCAGGAAACGCCCCGCGTGGGCATGAAGCAACTCATCGACGGGTTGATCGCCGACCTGGAGAAGACCGAGCCGGTGGAGACCTTTGGCTCGGGGATCGGATCGCTGGACCGCGTGGCGCACCTCAAGCGTGGGGAACTCCTGACCGTGGCCGCGCCGACATCGGGCGGCAAGTCGATCATGCTCCTCCAAATGGCGCTTCATGCTCTGCGGGCTGGCAAGCGCGTGGCGGTCTTCTCGCTCGAAATGCCGGCGACTCAGGTCGTGGGGCGGATGCTCTCGGCCATGTGTGGGTTTCCGGTCGGGATTCTTCGCATGAGCAACCGCGAAGGGGAGAAGTCGCAGGGGATGTCGAACAAATTCACGGCCTACGCTCAGGAGCTGGCGCACTACCCGCTTGAGGTCGAGAGCAACCTGACCGAGTGGGAGGCGATCGATGGGGCGGCGAGGGAGTTGGTGGCGAAGGACAAGGCGGACTTGATCATCGTCGATTACATCCAACTCATTCACCTCCGGGCGCTCGGATCCAACGAGACCCGCGAGCAGCATGTCTCGGAGGTGTCGAAGCGGCTCAAGTCGTTGGCCCTCCACCTCAATGTCGCGGTGGCGACGGCCTCCCAGCTCAACGACGACAACCCGCCGAAGCTCCGCGAGTCCCGTGCGATCGGGCACCACTCGGACCATGTGTGGTTCGTGGGAGGCCAGCCGGAGGAGCAATTCCTGACCATCATCAAAAACCGCGACGGCGAGCGAGGCGGGGCCGTGCCGGTCCGAATGAACGGTGCCACGGCGACATTTTCCGAACGAATCTCTGACAATCAAACAACTAACAAATGAAACTCTACATAGGAATAGACCCCGGACTTTCCGGCGGTATCGCATTCATCCCAACCCTCGGCGACGCATGGGCGCACAAAATGCCCGAGACCGACCGAGACCTGATCGACCTCCTCAGCGATGCCATTTCGCTGGCGGAGCCTCGGGCGGTGCTGGAGTTAGTCCACTCCTCGCCGCAGATGGGCGTTAAATCGGCTTTCACATTCGGGGAGGGGTATGGACGCCTCCAAGCGGTTCTGACCGCTCTGCGGGTGCCTTACGAGCGAATCCGCCCGCAGGCATGGCAGAAGGCAATGGGGTGTTTGACCAAGGGCGATAAGAATGTGAGCAAGCGCCGGGCGCAAGAGCTTTTCCCGACTTTGAAGATCACGCATGCCACCGCGGACGCGCTCCTGATTGCCGAATTCAACCGGAGGACGGCCAAGCCATGAGCAAACGCAAAAAGCCGAAATTCGGAGGGCGCGGGAAGATTATCCAGATGACGATGGGCTATCGGGAATTCCGAGAAGCCTGGCTCGCCAACATGCTCGAGGAGATGTCCGCCGCCTGCGATCGCTTTTGGGCCAAGACGCCCGAACGACGGAAGATCGAGGCCGCACGCCAGCGATCGGGATTCAACTTTGGACACTCTCATGAATAACTCATTCACCGCAAGAAACGGCGAACCTGCCTATATGCCAGACTACGACCTCGACACACCCGAGGACACCCTCGCCGATGAACTCGGCACGACGCCCGCGGTGGCCCGCAAGGTCATCGCCATGCTCCAAGCCGCCGAGGTGCGTCAGCAGGCGCTGACCCTTGGCAAAGTGGTCGGGCTTTTGCTAGAGACGAACAACCTGCCGGTCATGGCCAACGCGATCGCGTTCGCGGCTGGGCTGGACCAGCTCAACGGCAAGATGTCCCAGGCGCAGGTGGCTCGGGAGCTGGGCGTCACCAGGGCGCTCGTGAGCCATTACACGGTCGGCGTGCGCGATGTCCTCAGCGGAAAGCGCGACACATTCGACTGCACGAAGTTCCGCAAACGAAACTCCTCCAGAGAAACCTTCCGGGCGAAAGCCACGGATCCACACACGGCTGCCAAGTCGGCAGCCATTGCCAGATACAGAGCATCACTCAAAACCACAACACCATGACAATACAACTCGTAGAACATCCATCACTGACTCCAATGGGGGTCACTTTAACGCAAGAAACAACTCAACAAGAGTGGGAAGTGATCCACAAAAAGATTCTGATTTGCAAAAAAATGGCCGCAAAATGGCGGGCTGAATCGCTAGATTACGCAACAGCCCGATGGGGAGAAGAATATGCGCATGATTCAGAAGTGCAGTTGGAATTAAGTTTAGGCATACCCCTGCCACCAGAAAAGCCCACGCTGAATCCTGCGGACAAAACCACGGCGATCGTCACCATCGAGGGGCTGTCGCAAAAGTTCCAACTTTGGGAGCGCAAGATGAGCGATGACATCGGCAAGTGGGACCGCGACCGGCTCGCCCGCGCCCTCGAACTCCTCACACCCATGGAGGCGACAGCGGCACGGATCAGGGGGCTACTGGCATGAAGATATCCACTAAAAAACTGGAAGCGTTAAACAAATGCAAATCAAGATACAGGGAAAGCTGCATGGAATTATCACAAGCAAAAGGCACTATTGAGCAGTATAAAAATGATTTAGCTGATTCTAAATTAGATAACAACAAACAAAAGACGGCAGAATTAAGGGTGTTAATCAGAGAGCAACGAGCCGTTGTTGAGAAGATTCAAATAAGAAACCATCACGATAAAAGAGATTTACTAGATTTAATCCGAGATTGTGAGGCTGAAATACCTGACAGAGTTTTACACACAAAGTCAGACAGCGGCATGGGTCGATTTGATTCTTATGGCGGTATAAGATCAAACATAAGCAATAGGTTTTCTGATTTTGGGTTAGTCAATCCATGACCTGCCCAACCTGTGGCACCGACACCCGAGTCATCGCAACCCGCGACGGATACAGGCGCAGACTATGTCTGAACGGGCATCGGTTCGTCACCATCGAACAGGCGCACGAAACAAAGTTCCCATGGCTATCCAAACCTAAGCGCAAACCATTGAAGAAAAAGAAACCAAAGCAAGACGACAAATGGATCGAGCGCATCGAGGCCAAGCTGGCCGAGCCATCATGAGGGGGGTGGCATGGGAACCCTACCGAAACCATTCAACCATCGCAGTTTGCCAGTCGCTCGTTAGTTCCCTGAGTGTTCACCGGCGTTTGACATAGTGAACAGCATCGAGTGAACACCGCCGTTTCAGTCCGACAACAAGCCGCCCATGAAGGCGTCGCGCCCTCGCTCATCCACCGATGGCGCAAGCGCGGGATGCCCGCCGATTTGGAAGCCGGGAGCATTTGGCGCCAGCGCAACGCCGCCCGTTCCGCTGGTCGGCCGTCCACACCGCGACCGCCTGCCCCGGAGAAGCCTGAGCCTGACATCACGAAATCTGTTTCGCGATCATCCCCGCCTTCACCCACTCACGATCCTGAACCCAATGAAGACCCGGAAGCCACTAAGCTGGCGGAAACTCTTGCCGAGAGGCCCGAGGAAATTATCGTCGGCGAGCGATCCTGTTTGGACGCCCTCAAGGCCGTGCGGTCTTCCAGGCGGTATTGCGAGAGCCGAATAACCGCCTGCCACCAACGCGGCGACGAAGCCATGGCGCAAAAATGGGTGCAGACTCTCAACGCCATCGTTACCCGCCAGCAACTTCTCGAAGAACGATTTCGAGACATCATGGAGCGGGATGGGAAAACCATGAGTGTCGAAGCCGCCACTCGCATCCATCGCTCCGTCTTTTCCGACCTCCGCCAAAAACTCCTCGCTGCCCCAGCAGCCCTCGCCGCGCAACTCAACCCGAACGATCCCCCGCACGCCCAGGGAATTCTTGAAAACTGGATGCGACTGCTTTTCAAGGGGATTTATGAAGGCTGAAAAAAATAAAAAAACTTGCTTGACACAAAAGCCCTTTTGTTAGAAATTGAGCGGTGATGAAACAAAAACCACCGAAGAAAAACCCAGCAGCTGTTGCCCTTGGGAAACTTGCCGCCGGGAAAAAGAAGAAACTCACCACCGCCGAAATCGCCAAGCGCACCGAGCGCCTAATGGAAGCCAGAAAAAAAAGATGGGAGAAAAAATCATGAAGGCCCGCGTTCACAAGAAGCCGGCCAGCCGCGACATTCGTTTGGCCAAATCGCTTACAGCCGCCGAGGCCATCGGCGAACTCAAACCGCAGCAGGACATTTACATTTTGACCTTCGGCCAGTTTTCACTTGTCGATGCTCTTGTCCATGTCTTGTCCCAAACCGGACCGGCCAATGTCGATTTGTCCACTTGGACAGCCGCCGACGCGCACTTGGAAAAGACCAAGGCCATGATGGATAGTGCGGAAATTCTACGCTACCGCATGATCGTGGACAGGTCGTTTGAAAGCCGACAACCTGAATATGTTTACCACATGCGAAAACTTTTCGGGATGGAGTGTATTCGCGCCGTTCGAACTCACGCCAAGTTTTTCGTAGTGTCCAACGACAAGTGGAAGGTCGTCGCCCGAACCAGCATGAATTTGAACGAAAACCCCCGCTTGGAAAACATCGAGATTTCCACGGACCCGAGCCTGGCGGATTTTTTGACCCGTGTGGTGGACGAGATTTTCTTGGAAATCCCCGAGAATAAAAACCACAGCCCCATGTTGGAACTCGAAGCCATCGAGCAGGCTAGCCCCTACAAGATGGTCCAAGCCGACTTTATCCGCGACACCGTCATTCCAGAAACTACCCATGAAATCAAAAAGCCATGAACACTTGAATTCCCAAACGCCGTTTGGCGTCGTGGAAATTTACGAGTCCCACCTGAAAAACTACAAGGAAGCCATCCGGCGAATCGATGCCGAGGGCCAAGTCGTCCGCGATATGCGCGGCGCGGTCGTGCCGCACCCGTCGCTGTCGATTCAGCAAACCAGCGCCGACGCCATGCTGGCGATACTGAACAAGAACGGCGCGCGGCCCGAAATGAAACTTGACGACTTGGGTTTGTGACTCTCTGTCAACAACTCGACCGCAGCCTCCGCGATGTCTTCGCCCCCGTGGACACCCGAGAGGTTTGGCAATGGGCGGAGGACGAGATCGTGCTGACGCGGCGACAGACTGAAACGCCCGGCCCGTATTCGACGCTCCTGACTCCCTACATCCGCGAGCCGCTGAATTGTTTCGCCGATCCCCGAGTCTCCGACCTCACGCTCTGCTTTGGCACACAGACCAGCAAGACCACCGCCATGATGATCGGGACTGCCTGGCGCATGGTCAACAATCCCTTCCCCTCACTTTGGGTCATGCCCACCGAGACCATGGCTCGCAGTTTTTCCGAGAACCGCTGGCAGCCGATGGTGGAAGATTGCCACCCGCTCGTCGCCTTGAAGCCATTTAACACCCACCGCTACAAAACCCTCGAGCAGCAATTCCGCGACGCCACGCTCACCTTTGTCGGATCCAACTCCCCCTCGTCGCTCGCCAGCCGCCCCGCCGGGCTGCTCGTGATGGACGAAACTGACAAATTCTCAGACTCCACCGACAAAGAATCCAGCGCCGTCGCCCTCGCCACAAACCGAACGAAATCCTACACGAACGCGCTCCGCGTCATGACCAGCACGCCCACCCTTCCGGAGGGCGAAATCTGGAGGGCGTTCCTCGCCGGCGACCAGCGGTATTATTTCGTTCCATGTCCCCACTGCGAGGAAATGCAACGACTGGATTTTACCCAAGTCAAATGGGACAAGAACGCCAAGCGCGACGGGAAATGGGACATGGAAGCCGTCCGCTCGTCAACTTTCTACCAATGCATCGCGTGCGAGGGAAAAATCACTGACGGCCACAAGACCCGAATGCTTCGCCACGGCGAGTGGCGACCCACCAACTCATCCGCATCTTTTGGCCATCGCTCCTTCCACCTAAATTCCCTCTACGCCCCCTGGCGATCCTGCACCTTCGGCGCCCTCGCTATCAAATTCCTGAAAGACAAGGACACGCTGAACGGCCTGCAAGATTTCACGAACTCCACCATGGCCATGCCGTGGGAACAAATCGAAACCAGCATCGGCGAGTCGAACATCCTCGCCCTTCGTGGCGACTACCAGCGCGGATCCTGCCCCATCGAACCCCGCGTCATTGTGACCTGCGCTGACATCGGCCAGGATCGCCAGCACTGGGTCACGACCGCCTTCGCCGAAGACGGCTCCTCGTATGTCCTCGACTACGGAACTACCCTCGCCGTCGAAGACCTCCTCCTCGACGCCCCGAAGCGCGAATACACCACGCCGAGCGGACAAAAGCTCGCGCCCGAGTGCGGCCTCCTCGACAGCGGATTTGCCACCTTCCGCGTTTATGCCGCCTGCCAAGCGTCCTCCGGATTCTACCACCCGGCGAAAGGATCAGGCGCAACCTTCGGATCCAAAATCTCCCGCACCGCCATTCCCGAATTCTCGAACATCGTCCTTTATACTTTCGTGGACCACGCCATCAAAACCGAACTTTTCACCGACCGCATCCGCAACGCCAAGCCGCCGGTGAAAATCCCCGCCGATGTCAGCGAAGACTTCCTTCGTGGCCTCAGCGGTCAACGCCTCGTCCCCCGCAAGACCGCCAGCGGAACGGATTTGATTTGGAAGAGCGTCGCCCAGGATCACTACATGGACGCGCTAAAACTCTGCCACATCGCGTGGCACATTTTGAAAAACTGATCATCTTTGTGAGCTGCCCTCAGAGCCGCATAAACACTGGCTCGCAGGTCGCCCGCAAACCCGCATAAATACTGCCTCTGCGGGCCTTAATAGAAAAATAAAACGCTCCGCCCGCCGAGCTAGGTTTTAAGCGGTTCTACGGGCGCCTTGTTTTTTAAATTGCTGTCAACGAATATTTTTAAATCGGCTTAAAAAATATTTTCATTTTCTTGAAAATAATTGTTTACAAAAATCAAGTTCGTGAGAAACTCATCTCAGGTCGAAGGCGCAACGCCGGAGACGAAAACCAAAAACCAAAACGAAAAATCAAAATATGAAAACAATGACCAATCGCCACGACTTCCATACTTATCCAACAAAAAAAGGTATCTTTGTATCAATTCATCAAGAAGACACATTGCGCGAAGATTTCGGCCCGTTTCATACACAACGAGAAGCCAATGCTGCCGCCTACAAAGAGTGGCGCAGACAACAACCAACACCATCGAAAAAAACAGCAAAATGAAAACCGAAACCATGAAAACCTTGATCCGAAAAGAACTGCGCGAAATGGAGATTTCAAATGGAGAAATTCTTGATCACAAAACTCAAATCCGTTTGTGCCGTTCAATAGCGGGCGACAACTGCACAAAAATCAACTCGTTCCACTTAGCTCTGAATTTAATGACAACAGGAAATCATGTCATTCAAGGATCAGATTTGATTCTCACAGATTCCTATTTGTAACCCCCAACCAACGACAAAAATGAAAACCTCAGAAAAACAACTCTACAACGCCCTATCTTACCTTGTCATTTTCGGGAAGCAGTTGAAGAACACGCTCGAGGAACTGACCTTTGCCATCGAAAAATCCGAAAGCCTTCTCATCGCTCACAACCTCAAATCCACCCGCTTAAAAAAATGAAAACCGAAATCAAATTCAAAACCATCGGAACGCGAGCCGTCGTCTCAAAGGAAATCACCCCCGCGCAGGCCGCCGAAATCCTGCAAAAGAATCCAAACATCACCCAAGTGGACACGCCCTCCGGCTATTACCCAAGGCCATGAGCAAAAAGCCCACCACCCACGGCGGCGCGCGCAAAGGAGCCGGGCGAAAGTCAGGCTCTGGAAAGGGCCGAACCTATGTTCCAAAGACCGTGGCGATGTCGGAAGAATCCTGGGACAAGCTCGACCGCGCCCGAGGCGATCAGTCACGCGGGAAGTATATCGAGTCGATACTCCCAGACAGCGGCGGCGGACAAAAATACGAACTCGCCATGGAGTTCAAAGCGAACAAAATTCACCTAATCCCTCTTTGACTCCTCCGCCTCCACGCAGGCAGGCGGACACACGACCGGAGCGACATGCAACGGTGGGATGGGCGGTCATTCATGGCCCAAGACTCCCGAAAGCCCACGCTTGAAAAGGAAGCGCGCACCGTCCCTGCATTCCTCCCCCTCTGTGTCCTCTGTGCTCTCTGTGGTTAAACTGCTGAATCTTTGACACGCCCGCCGAGGCGTGACCGACCTCGACAAAATCAGCGGCGTTAAATCCTACCTGCGCCGCACCAAGAACACCGCCGAACTCCAGGCACTCGCCGACGCCGCGTTCCTCTCCGCCTCCGAGGAGGTCGTCATCACCAGCATCAGCGGCGACGGCACCGCCTCCAGCGGACAGGTCTCGTTTCCAAAATGGCTCCTCCTCCAAGCCCTCGAAGAAATCCTCGCTGAGCCAAACGGCCGGCAACTCTGCACGGTCCTCGACCGCTCGTTTTTCACGACCCCCGTTTGACACGGCCCTCGGAGTCAATGGCTCCGAAAATCAAGAAATCAAGTTGGGGTGGTCCGCGCCCCGGTGCCGGCCGTCCTCGCAGAGACCCACAAGCAGCGGCCTTTGAAGGAGCGGAGCACTCCCGCGAGCGCTCCTTGATTGTCATGAATACCTACGAGCCCAAGCGCGAACTCGCGCCACGGACTCGCATGGAGCTCATGCAGCGCGCCCGCTGGCTCTACAACAATTTCGGCACCGCCTCCTATCTCATCGAGCACCTCGCCCAGCGCGCCGTGGGAACCGGCATTGTCCCCAAGGCCCGCACCTCCGACACCGCATGGAACCGCCAAGCCGAGCGCGCCTTCGAAGACCGCGCTTGCGGTGATGCGTGGGC